ATCTAAAGAGGTGATACGATCAACTCCTAAGAATCCTAATGCTTGGTTTACAATTGTTACTTCATCAGCCATAATATACTCCTATGCTGCTATCTGATTGCCAACACCATTCATAGCAAAGTTAATAGATTTACCAGTAGTAGAATCTGTAAATCCAGGATCAATCCTAGGATCATATTGATATCTTACATGATCTCCATGAACAGCTTCTGGAGAAAATGTTATCTCAATACCAACTCCAGGATTACCTAAATCTTCACCAACACCTAACACAGTAACCTTCTTATCATTAATCCATACAGAGAAAGCATCTTTATTAAAAGTTCCACTAAACTCTACTAGATCTGTATATTCAGAAAGAATAGTTCCATCTACGCCATCCTCAATAAAGGCTTGACGTATAACATTGTGAGACATATCTGGGAAAGGCGTACCGTGAGCGGTGCCACATCCATGATCTCTCCAAAACTTACTTTCCATTCCTGTGCGACTACCTTTGTAGTTCAACTTAGACAGGAACTCTAACCACATATCACCGAGACAGCCATCGGCTGCTCCATGATGTAAAAGAAACTGACGAGTGCATAACCCCTTCTCAGAAGAGGTAGCACCGTTAGCCAGCATATATGAAATTTGACACTCATTATACTGGGACATTACTATTTACTCGTTGCCTTAGGCGCAGAACTAGCAGTGCCTTTTTTAGCTTGCTTGCCTTGATCTTTAATTAGACCAGCACAAGTACCTTCTTTATCACCGCAGTATTCATCCCAATCTTCTGGGGCAACACCACCACGACTTAATTCATAAGCTAAGCCACTTCCGCGTCTTACTGCGCTCTTGACTCGGTTTACTGTTTGTAATACGATAACCATAATAACCTCTATGGAGCTACTGGAGTTACTGGGTGAACTATGTTCCCAGGATTCTCACGATTGATAACAGTAATAGGAGCATTTGCCGAATTAGACAACTCATTTAGTGCCGTAGCACGTTCATTGTTTTTAGCAAATGAAACCATTACACCTAATTTAATTACATCTTGTACCATGTCAACCTCCTAAAAGTGCCACTTCCCTGTGGCTGCAGGAACTAGGCTAGTGCGTCTTTAACTTCCAGCTCGTAGACTTTTTCATCTTCGAGACGGACAGCAGCCATATTCAACCAAAGGTAAACCTGCCAAGCGAATGACATATCAGCACGTTCAGCAGCAGTCGAACCAATGTCGCCAGCTACGTGAAGACCAATACCAGACTTACAGTAAAGTAAGCAAGATAGTTTACCAGCGCCTGAAGACTTAAGACGGTTAGAGATCACAATCTCGTTAACACCAAGTACATTTGGAATCGTACCAGTAAGAACAGGATTTTGACCACCAATGAAATCACTAGAAGTAATTTCCAACTGTTTCATCAGAACATGCCATTGCTTTGGACCAATGACCAGAGTCTTGTACTCATCTGGATCAACGTCTTCAGCTAACAGGTTCTCAACACCAGACATAACGGTATCAAGAGAGATGATATCAGTACCATCACCAAGCTTACGGTTAGCAGCATCAAAAGCGATAACGCTACCGTGATGATAGTTTGACGACGAGACCAATCAAGACCAAAATCAGTACCGACAGCACCTGACTCATCACCACCAGAAGGAGACACCATACGAGCTGATGTTTTCTTACGAGCGACAGATGAAGCTAGGAAATCCCAGTTATGCTTTTCTGATTGTTTATTAACTTCAGAGATTGACTTCCGAAGGCGAGACGTAGTTTGTTGAGACAAGTGAACAACATTATTGTTGAAAGTCTCAATATACGCGTTAGGGATACTAATTGGAGTTGGCATTATTGCCTCCTATTTAATTGCATATTAAGTTTATGAGTAATCAGCTATTCACTGGCTCGTTTTTGAGTTTGTGGTAATTGCCTAAGCAGCCACTGCGCCTCGTTTATCATAATCAATCATACGTTTGATCAAGTCGTCACGTCGAGTGCCGACAATTGAATCATCGTTTAATTGAGTTCGGATTTCTTGAGCACGATCACGTGCTTCTTGCGGAGTAATTCCACCGTTCTCAGGTTCCTGAGTAGCGACTTGGAATTCTTCTCCACCTATTCTGTTAGCTAAGTTATATAACCACTTAACTGAATCAGCAGGAGCCTCACCTAGTTTGATAGCTTCAACCAAATCAGTTGGAGCACCACTCGCTTCGGCAATCTTTCCCGCTTGAGCTACTCGCATATCATAGGCTTCACCCCATTCACGCTTTAGCTTATTCATTCCTTCATTCTGAGTATAGTCAAACTCTTCATTCTCAGACTTAGAACGCTCTACAGCTTTCTTCATTTGAGTTTCAAATTGACGTTTAGTCAGACCAGCTTCTAAAGCATCTTGCTTCATAGCTTCGATGTCTTTCTCAGAGAATAGAGTTCCATCTATCTCTACAGCACCGTAGCCATCTACTTCAGTAGGAAGTCCAAGAGACTTCATAATTGCTGTTAAGCCTTCTACATCATCGGAATCTGGCTTACGCATAAGACCAGGAACTTTCTCCAATAATGTATCATTAAATTTCTTTAGATCTTCAGCGCCTGCTTCACTTGAAGGTATCCGAATAGAATTGCCTACCATCGCTTTAGTATCCACGAATGCCTGCGCAAGACTATTTATATCTTTAAAGTCTGCGAGGGCTGGTGACTCCATCAAAGCAACGTTACCGTCACCTTCTTCACTCCAGCTAATCTCATTAATATTCATTATTTTGAATTCTCTCTTATAAATATAACCACTTCTCTAGCACCCTCTCTGGCGTGTGTAGCATATGGGTCGCCAGGTACTATTGAAGATTGATTAAAAAATGTATCTTCTAACAGTCTCATCATTTCAAGACCGTCAGCCGTACCCATAACTCTTTTCATACAAGACATTTGATTTTCAATGTCATGCTGTAATAATTCTTTTCTTGTTAACTTCTTGTCAACAACTACATCTGGATCACTGGACTGTTTGGTTTCCGACATTAGCAGCCTCCGCACCAGTCTTATCAGTTTGAGCTTCTAGCTGAGCCATTTCTAACTCTCTAGCTTCTTGCTGTTGTTTCTTACGCTCATCACGCTTCTGCTTGATCTGAGCTTTAGAGCGCATCATCGTAGCAGGAACTCCACCAGTGATACCCATCTGTATAGGCATCTCTTCAGTATCTACTACATCAAGAACCTCAGGATCAACGTTAGCATATTCAATCAGCCCTTGAATCCAAGTACGTGTAGCAATAGATTCCGCTTGACGGTGAGAGCGCGCCATTGGGCCAGTGTACTCTATATCTATATCTCCACCAACTGATTCGGGTGGGTCTGGAAGCATTCCTTCTCGTTGTAGTATACCAAATGTTCGTTCAATAAGCTTGTCCAGATAGTCTCTCTGTATAGACCCCAGAGTTGGTCCAAGTAGTCGTTGCATAAGTTCATATCGTACTTGTACCTCTGTAGCGGTCATAGCAGGAGATTCTTTCAACTCAAGCTGGTCTACATAAAATGTTCTGTTAATTGATGTAACTAATCGCTGGAAGATAAGGTCATTAGCCTGCCAGTTAGAACCAGGATCAAATGCCTTAAGGGCATCTATATCACGTAGTACTGTCATACCACCACGACCTAGATCCATATCAGACATAAGCCCACGCTGAGTAGTAAGGATAGCAGGATCATTAGACTTAGCACCAGCTTCCAATGTTGTTTCCATAAGCTCATTAAGCGACATAATGTCAGCGAGAGCCACAGCAGAAGGAGAATGAGCCCAGCGACTACCAGAGACTTTGCGCCAGCCAGGGATGAAGACGGGCATATCGTAATATCCATTTACATCACCTAATGTTTCTTGAGTATCCTTAAAGATGTACTTAGATCCACTAGGACGTTCAGTGACACCGAGCATATCTTCGCCACGATTATGAGTTTTATCTAATCTGGTATATACACAGAAGATAACCTCAAAGCGTTTAGAGCCAGCATCAGGCTTCTCTAATTGGTCTTGAATCTTTTGAGGCAAATCTGTTTTCTTATAATCGCCTTTAACAAACTTATCATGTATCTGAACAGCAGTCCACATCATCTTACGATATAGATTCTTACAGCT